ATACGCCTTTACACATTTTTCAATCGTGGATTCAACCGTTATCATCTCGATTATCTTTAATGAAATAGATAATAGCCAAAATAGTTTCAGCACTATCTCCCCTTTTCAACATTTCCACAACCTCAAATAATAGTTGAGAAGATTGATAAATTGATTCGTGAACGCCATTGTAAACAGTTGGCATCTCTTTAATTTTTTCTATGTTCATTTGAGCCATTGTTTAAAAGTGTAATCGTGTTTTACCATTAAATCCAAATACTCTTTTAGCTCATACATCCAAACCATATCCATTCTGTTACCTGCGTTTACCCTCGCTCTATCAATCGCATCTGGTGGAAGGTTAAACCAGTTCATCCCCTTCAGCCATTGGTATATCTTTTCAGCACTTTCCCTGTCTGGTTTCATTCCAGATTTATAAAGTAATAAAATGCTATCAAGATAATTAACCGCTGCATGATTGTCCATTTCCAAAATGTTTGGTGTTTTACTTTTTTTAGCCTCGTTCAGCTTATCTATATCCTCTTTGAACTTTGGCGTTTGCCATTGTGAATTAAAAGCTGCCTGCCAGTCTTTCATTGAATTACCGTTGGATAACTTCCATCCCTGAGCCTGGTAATGATTCCAAAACTTATCTGCGTAGTACCTACAAAAATCCTTATCCCACCCCATTTTCTCGGTCATGTATTTAGCAATCTCAGACTGTAGCGGGATTTTCATGCTTTTTTGCGGTTTATACTCTGGCTGATCGTCGTAGAGTTTTAGTACTGCTCCCATTAAAATAATGCAGTTTGCTTTTTAGATTCTGATACAGTTTTTACATTCTTTACCGCCTCATCGAAATAAGATTCTTTTAACTCAATCCCTACGCCTCTACGATTCATTTTAACGGCTTGGTAAACTTCAGATCCTACACCCATAAACGGAGTAAATACGGTATCCCCTTCGTTTGAGTATAATCCTATCAGCCTTTCAATTGTGGGAAGTTGTAACGGGCAAATGTGTTTTTCGTCTTTATCATCCCTGCCAGCGGCAGCATTTAATGTATCCCCGTAATCTATATCCATCCAAACAGGAGATGCCCATTTCTGCCAAGTGTCTACATTTATCATACAGTTAACAGGATCTTCCCTATCTCCATCTTTCCTAAATACTAAAACATAATCGGGTATACCAACCCTGCTCATGGTGCTATCTTTCCTTAATTGCTTATGAAGTAGCCCAAGTGCTTTAGTTCTTTGCATTTCAGTTACCGGATTCTTCCATATCGTAATACGGGAATGGTAAATAAACCCAACCTCAGAAAACAGATTAATTAGTAACCCTGAAAAATCCCTCAAACCAATATATCCATGCTTGCCCTTCTGAATTGGGAGATCCATACAATGAACCGCCATGTTTCTGCCAGACTTCAACACCCTGTATAACTCAGGCACTAAGAATGAAAAGTGTTCTTTAAACTCATCGTAATCGGCAGCATTACCCATATCTCTAAAATCATCCGAATAGGTGTATAGATCCGCAAAGGGGGGAGAAAAAACAATCAATCCGGCTGATTCGCTTTCAATGTGCTTTATCTGTTCTACACAATCTCCGTGTATTAAAGTGCTATTTTCATTTGTTATAATCATGGCTCATTGTTTTTTGCATTAATTCAAATTGTTTCTGCTTCCTTTTGATGCTTTCAATTACATTCTGCATTGTGTCCGTAGTAACTAAGTAGATGTTTACTGGCCGTTCCTGCCCAAATCTGTATGATCTTCTGATAGCTTGGTAAAGTGCCTCAAAGCTAAAATCTAATGATGCAAATACCTGATTAGCACAGTTCTGATAATTTAACCCGTACATGGCTATTTTTGTCTTTGTTACCAAAACCCTAAACTTGTTAGCTGCAAACCCCAAAAGCATTTCCTCTTTGTAATCGTTATCATCAGATCCGCTAACCTCAATAGAACCTGGTATTAGTTTTTTAATGTAATCGGATTCTTCGTTTTGCTTAACCCAAATGATGAAGTTTTCCTGAGATGCGTTTACGATTTCAGCAACCTTATCCATCCGGTCTAATTTTGTAATCCGAAGTTCATTATTGAAGTTGGTAGCAGATATAGCGACATCGTTAAATAGCTGCCCTTCACGTTGTTTAGTTTTTATCTGTACCTCGTTATAACACAACTCAGGGAGAATGTAACTATCGCCATTAAAACCAATATCAGCAGGGTTTGTAAGCATCACAGACCATGAGCCAACCCATTTGTAAAACAAATCAACCGCATGGCCTTTTATTCTCCATTTCCCTGTATCGCCACCATCATGAACAAAGTACATTGCCAGCATTTGTGAGCGGCTCATAACGTTTAGAAACTCGCTATGATTCCCTAATTCCATCGGATCGTTAGGTGATGGGGTTGCGGTGCAGGCTAATTTGTATTTAGTGGTCATAAACCCATCAATAATGATATTCCTTATTGCACCTTCAAAGTTTTTAAGGATAGAACTTTCATCTAAAACGACACCGGAAAACTGTGAGCAATCAATATTTTCTAACTGTTCATAGTTTATAATATAAATGCCAGCCATATTACCCGCATCTTCTATTTTACGGGAAACACTATACCCAAACCTATCTCCTTCCTTTATTGTTTGCCCGGCAACTGCTAATGGGCATAGTATTAGTACTGACTGGCCTGTATGATTAACCACTTGCTGAGCCCACTCTAATTGCATGAATGTTTTACCTAATCCACAATCAGCGAATATGGCATACTTGCCAGCTTTTAAAGCCTTCTTTACTATGAACTTTTGAAAATCAAATAGCTTTTCATTAATGCTATCTATTTCAAATCCAGATTCATTAACTCTTTTAACTTTCTTCTTTAGAAACTCTGTATAATTCACCCTAAAAACTTTTTTATAAATAAATAAGAAAGATTAACCCCCCGCCCCCCTTCGTATACCACCAAGGGTTTTTACTTTTTGCCGTTTATTTCACCGGCTGCACTTTTTATCAGTTCCTTGAGAGGTTTTTAAAAACTTCAAATAAAATAGGGTTAACTCCCATGCTCCCCCTACCTGTTTAACGAACGGTAGCTGCTTTTTCAGCAGGCACGAGAATTAACCCTACAATAAGATTTCATCTCGTTAAACATTTTGGGGATACACAATATTACTAAACCTTACACAATTACAAAAATTTATTAGCCGTTTGTTATCCACATTTTAGAACGGTAAACTGGTGTCCTCCTTTTGGGCGGTGAACTGCCCCTCGTTTTTTGCCGTGTAAGTAGTACCGGATTTCTCTTTAGGCTCAAAATCATCTATTTCCAGATAGTACCCGCCCTTTTGCGATTTCTTTAGTACCATGTTTACCCATCCGTTTTTGATGTGCTGCACGAAGTCTTTTTCTGGGATGCCGATTTTAATCATCTCCCCGTACTTGGTTTGAATTGTCTTTACGATTCCGATGAACTTCTTTTTCATGTTGTTTAATTTTTATAATTAATAGCCGTAGCCGTTGCCGTTGCCGTTGCCGTAGCCGTCGCCGTAGCCGTAGCCGTAGCCGTAGCCGTCGCCGTAGCCGTAGCCGTAGCCGTTGCCGTCGCCGTAGCCGTAGCCGTTGCCGTAGCTGTCGCCGTTGCCGTCGCCGTAGCCGTAGCCGTAGCCGTTGCCGTCGCCGTAGCCGTAGCCGTTGCCGTAGCCGTCGCCGTAGCCGTAGCCGTTGCCGTAGCCGTAGCCGTAGCCGTAGGTATTTAGACTATCTTCAAGATTTACTGCTATCATAAAATCCATTTGTCAGGGTTAACGGTAATTGTGTGAACAACGGTAAGCCAGTCAAATTCAACAACACCCTCACACTTATCTAAGACCGTTTTTGATGTTGCCCCATTAACCAACTCTTGTAATCCTTTACTGGTACCCCAGGTTCTAATACATGAGGCGTTAGTTAATTTGCAGTCGTTCCCTTCCCTTGAAAACCTACCGATATACACCCACCCCCTTTGAAGGATCACTATTTTAATGTCTCCGGTGTAATTTACTGCTGAAGATTTAGGTACATACGTTGTACCATCAATTACGATTTCTTGGACGTTTACTTTGTTCATGTTTATTTTATTTTAATAATTGTTTTTAGTACCTCAGATTGATTTTTTCTCTTCTACGGTAATTATAGATTTCTTCAATTAGTGATTTATAGGCTTCAACTGAAGGCAAATCAATTAATGATAGTGGCTGTAATTTTAACTTAGAAATAAACTCATTAAATGAAAAATTTTTATTACTAAGTAAACTAATCATTGTTATTACAAATGCTCTTCTATTATAACCTTTATAATACTCGCCAATGGATGTTATTGCATCAGCTTTACGTTTAGCATCATCATAATTTTTTATCTTAAAATCACCTGTGTAAAACATTTTTAATTTATCGCCTGCGTGTCTACCACTTAAAAACAGCATACATTCATTATGTCCAAACGTGTAACAATTTTTAAATTCATTGTATAAGATGTAATCTTTCAACCCAAGATTACAATAACCCTGTAAATAATCATCTGCATTCCACGTTTTAGAATTTGCGTTTAAAATGTGAACTTCATTTAAGCCATACCCTTTGCATACAATATAATGTAACGGTAATCCTAATTCTTTAATACAATTAAACCTATGTTGCCCATCAATTATCTCATAATTTTCGTTTACAATAATTACTGTAAAAACGTATCTCCTTTTCATGCTTTCCTGAAGCCTTTTATAATGTATGAGATTGACATTTCTGTTACCGTCAATGGATTTAAATAAAAAGTAGTCTGTTGTTGTGTGGACATAGTTATCAACCATTGGTCCAACTTGTTTTGTTTGCATTTGTTTTTATGTTTGAATTATTAAATACTCGTTTAGTAGTTGATTTCTTTCCATTCTCCCCACTCGCTGCATTCCGTCCGTACCCTTATCATTGCGTGTCCTTCTATCCGATGTTCCTTATCCCTTTCGATAAAGAAGTGATACGGATTGTCAAGTCCTTTTACCTCAATGATTACCGGAACTTTGTTGCTCCATGTAACAATGTTTTTGGAAACGATTACTACATTCCCAGGGGTTACACATTCAATCTTTTCTTTTTTGCATCCGATTAAAAAAAGGATGATTAGTAGGTATTTCATTTGTTAAATTTTATTACTCCTCTGTAATTCAAGTGAAAGCAAGTAATTGATCTACGTTTACCTTGTAAATGGTATGATATAGTCTCTATTAGGTTAGCATATTCACCTTTAGATGATGTTTTACGAATGCCTCTTGCATCTGCTTCTTTATCAATAAACTCTGAAAGTGCATTATAATCAATAAAAATATTACCGCTGCTACCTTTTTTATACACTCTAATAGGATCATCTATTCTTTCTTTAATTATTCTACATAATCGTATCATAAACTCATTTCAGCTTTTAAGTATGAAAGAATAGTTATCAACCCATCCGAACATTTGCCTATATCTTTGTAATTCTGCTCACATCTAACCAATAGTAATTGCTCATCTATGCAAGCCGTTTCTATAAAGTGTTTGGCTACGCTTGGCTTCATTGCATCTATCTTTTCGGTGTGTCGCCTTAACCATTCGCCATAGGTCTGTAAATAGGCTCGTTTGGCGTTTAGAATACATTGTGAGGCAATGTTTAAATGCTCCCCCAAAGATGATAGCTTGCCTTTCACGTTGTTGCCGTCCGTTGGGTCTATTGATATGGCTAACAATGTTTCGATGTTGTCCTGATGTCGTTCAATTTGTGCCTTAGTCATTAGCCACCATTTTAGCAACTTTTTTATTTATTTCCTTTGCTGACGGATTTACCGCCCCATCTATTCCAAGTTGATTAGCGATTAGGATAGTTTTAGCCTTTTCAAAGTCATCCATTGAAGTGAGTGAGTTCACTTTTAGCCTCATGCCTACCCTTTGCCTTTCCTCATAGGTTGAAGATTCGATAAGCCTTGTTAGGTACTCCCTGTTTTCATGCCCTACTATATCAAAGGTTTCATCTATTTTATTGGCATCTTGTTGATGCATTTCTTCCTCCGCATAAATACCGCTTACATCTTGTGGGAATGCTTTTCTAAGTGCTAAAGCCTCTGCCACCTTACTAAGCATAATTCTGGGCATCTTAACCCATAACCCCATCGGCTTGCCCGTTTTGTCTATTGGGATGTACTCGCTTAGATAAGCCACTCCAACGGCTGCGGGATACCTTACATCTCCTTTAAAGCGAGATACTGTTACTTTACAGGCTATTAGCTTCCCATCCTCTTCAAGGAATACAGGCTCATCCTGCCCCGCATATTCACCGCTTCTTTCTGCAATCAGCCTTAACCCATCTATGGATGTTTGTATGGTCATTACCTCTTTCTGCTGCTGACCGTTCCACCTGTGAATGGCGTATATCTGCCTTGTGAGCGGGTCTAACCCCGTTCTTTTACATTGGTATAAGAATAGTTTTAATTCTGAGTCAGTAGCCTTAGGCGCTATCTGTGATTTAATAAGAGATACCTGATCTTCGTTGAACTTAATTAATTCGTTATTCATGTTTTAAATTTTAGGAAGTGGTGCGGGATTCGAACCCGCATCGGCTATAAGCCTGTTACCCGTACCAGTATTCATTCCTGGTTACACCAACCACTTCGTGTAAACCCCTTACAAGTAGACACTTCAGGG